ATATCACCAGTGGTAACAAGCCCATTGAGCCTTTTGCTGGCGTGTTGCCCGTTTACAAGCCCAACAAAGGGGAGGATTCGGGGCAATGATGCAAGGCACCACCATATATGAGCAGCAGATAGAGGCTTTCAACACAGGTCAATATAACCTCTTTGTCCACAGGGGGGGTGCACGATCATCCAAGACCACCAGCATCATCCAGTTCTGGCTGACATGGGCATTCTACCAGCATGAACTCAAGAGGGTGCCCGTCATGAGGAAGAAGGCAACATGGTGCAGGGCAACCACCCTGTTTGACTTTATCAGGGTGGCAACAGAGATGGGTGCCATGCAGGAGTGCTACTACAACGACAACAAAGGCATCCTCAGATACAGGAATGTGGAGTTCTGGTTTGGAGGGCTGGATGACCCCCAGAGAATCCATGGCTTTACCTCTGATGGGGTCTGGATCAATGAGGCAAATGAGGCTCAAAAGGAGGACTTTGACCAGTTAGAGATGCGATGTGCAGGCTTTATGGTGCTGGATTACAACCCAAATGTCACCGATGATCACTGGATCGTGCATGAGGAGATGAGGCAAGGCTGCATCCTGATCACCAGCACAGTCATTGACAACCCATTTGCCCCAGAGAATGTGGTCAAGAAGATCATGTCCTATGAGCCCACCCCAGAGAACTATGCCAGAGGCACAGCCAACAAGAACAAGTGGGACATCTACGGAAGGGGCATCAGGGCAGTCATTGAGGGGCTGATCTACCCAAATATCACCATCGTTGAGTGCATCCCCAATGAGATCAAGAAGAGGTTCTATGGCATGGACTTGGGGTACTCCGTAGATGTGACCGCAATCCTTGAGGTTGGTATGAGAGAGGAATCCATCTGGGTAGATGAGCACTGTTACCTCACTCACCAACTCTCAGGGGATATCATCAAGACCTACAAGAGGCTCCCAGCCTTCAAAATATGGTCTGAGTCAGCCGATCCAAGGCTCATCGATGAGATATACAATGCAGGGATCAACATCCACCCAGTCAAAAAGCCAGCAGGATCGGTCATGGCTGGAATCAACAGGCTCCAAGAACTGCAAATCTATGTGACAGAGAGGTCGATCAACACCATCAAGGAATTCAGGAACTACACCTACCAGCAGGACAAGAACGGAAAGTACATAAATGAGCCCATCGGGGAGAAGAATCACTCCATGGATGCCATCAGGTATGTGGTCTACATGGAACTGCTGGGCAAGAAACTCAAAGGAAAACAGCAACTCACATCAATATTCAATTAATACCCTACAACAATGGAACTTAAAGACATATTAGCACTCCCAAGTGTGGCAGATCAGGTGAAAGAACTGCAGAAAAGGTACCCTGCAGCCCCCGATATCACCAACATTGAAAAGCAGTATGATCAGACCAAGCACGACATCATGGACATTGCCAAAAGACCTGACAAGTCCATCAAGGATGAGTCTGGCAATACGACAAGCCTTGAGCCAGTGGGCAGGGTGGCAATAGCCCTGCAGCAGTTGATTGTCAAGAGGGCTGTGGCATTCTTATTTGGCAACCCTGTCAAGTACCAGAGCAAGCCAGAGAGTGACCCACAGAAGACCCTCTATGAGGCAGTTAAGAAGATACAAGCCAAGGTCAAGATCAACTCATTCAACAGGAGGCTGGCAAGGGAGATGTTCAAGGCTACAGAGGCAGCAGAGTGCTGGTTCCCTGTGGAGGATCAGAATGAATTCTATGGGTTCCCATCCAAGTTCAAACTCAGGGTGGCTCTGTTCAGCCCACTCAATGGGGATGAACTGTTCCCCATCTTTGACAATCTGGGGGATTTGGTGGCATTCTCAAGGGGCTACACTGTCACCTCTCCTGATAACAGCACTGTGAAGTACTTTGAAACATGGACTGCTGAGAAATACATCAAATTCAAGGAGGAGAAGGAGGGCTGGGTGCAGGAAAGCACCATTACCAGCGTCATTAAAAAGATACCCATCATCTATGGCAGGCAGGACAATCCTGAGTGGCACATGGTGCAGGGGCTCATAGACAGGCTGGAGAAACTATTGAGCAACTTTGCCGACACCAACGACTACCATGCCTCCCCTAAAATCTTCGTCACAGGCACCATAGTGGGATTCTCCAAGAAAGGGGAGTCTGGAGCCATCATTGAGGGGGAGGATGGGGCAACTGCTAATTACTTGGCATGGCAATCAGCCCCTGAGAGTGTCAAACTGGAGATCAGCAACCTGCTCAATATGATCTACACCATCTCCCAGACCCCCGACATCTCCTTTGAGAGCCTCAAGGGGGTGGGGGCAGTGTCAGGTGTTGCCCTCAAACTGATGTTTCTGGATGCCCACCTCAAGGTGCAGGAGAAACTGGAAATCTTTGATGAGTACCTCCAGAGGAGGGTCAATCTGCTCAAGGCTTTCTGTGCCCAACTTGACACATCCCTTGCCAAGGAGATCAATCTGGAGATAGTGCCCGATGTGACCCCATTCATGGTGGATGACCTCAAGACTCTTGTGGAAACCCTTGTCACAGCCAATGGAAACAAACCCATCATGTCCCAGAAAACCTCTGTGGAGTACAGTGGGCTGGTGGAGGATGTGGATGCTGAGTATGACCAGATCACAGAAGAAGGGGACAGGGCATCACAAATGGATATCGGAGCCCCGACAATATGAGGTACAGGGAATTCACAGGGGTCTTCGTGACCGACAAGGATGATGTGGTCACTGGTGAGCAGGAGAAAACCGACCTGCTTGCCACCATCAATCTGGATGCAGTAGAGGCTTTCAATGATGCTGGCGAAGGCTGCACCTGTGTAAGGCTACAGCAGGGCACTGATATGCTCCTGAGAGTTACCTACGATGAATTCAAGAAACTCTATCTCTACAGTGCAACACCAGTCAACTAATGACCCCAGCAGAAGAGGCACACAAGTTAAGGGTGATTGGTTATCTCACCAAGATCAGGAGGCTCTGGCAGCAAGCAGAGCAGGAGATCGCTGCCATGGCTGGCACCATCAAGAATTATGACCCCACCAAGCCCTACACTGTTGCCAATTACCCCCAGACCAAAGCCACTATGGACAAATGGATGTCAAAACTGCATGATGAGACCAAGTCCATCATTGAGGAGGGCATCGATAATGAGTGGTATCAAGCCAACATAAAGAACGACAATCTGGTCAAGGGCTGGACAAAGAGCAAACCAAAGCCCCCAGCAGAGTGGATGCAGCACAATGAGGAGGCAAGGGATGCCTTTAAGATGCGAAAGGAGGCTGGAATGAGCCTTTCTGGCAGGGTCTGGAAGTTGACCGATGCGTACAAGGGCAACATTGAAACAGCCATCGATATGAGCCTGTTTGAGGGCAAGAGTGCCCAACTGCTCTCCCAAGATGTAAAGAAGTACCTCAACAATCCCGACAAACTGTTCCGAAGGGTCAGGGATGAGAAGGGTGTCCTGCAACTGTCCAAGGCTGCCAAAGCCTACCATCCTGGACAGGGGGTATACAGATCAGCCCACAAGAATGCCATGAGGATCGCCAGAACGGAGCACAATCTGGCATACAGGTACTCCGACTTCTACCGAACCAATCAACTGGACTTCGTGGTGGGCTTTGAGGTGCATTTGAGCAACAACCACACCCTCAATGGGGTGCCCTTCACTGATGTCTGCGATGACCTCAAGGGCAAGTACCCTAAGACCTTCAAATTCGGGGGCTGGCACCCCCAGTGCAGGTGCTACCAGACCCAGATTCTCATGGATCAGGATGAGTTTGATGCCCAAGAGGACAAACTGCTGGCAGGGGAGGACATATCGGGATATGTGAGCCTCAAGACTGTGACCGATCCCCCCGATGGATTCGATAAGTGGGTCAAGGGGAACCTCACAAGGAGCCAAGGCTGGAAACAGCAACCCTACTGGGTCAGGGACAACTTCAAAGGGGGTAGTCTGGCTGGTGGGCTGGCTGTAAAAGCCCCCAAATTCAGCATTCCAGCGGCAGCACCTACACCAGTGCCACCAGTTGCCATCAAGCCTCCCGTAGAGCCTAAAACAGCCCCAGTGAAGGCAATTAAGGCTGCAACTGAGGCAGAACTCAATGAATGGCAGGCAAAGATCAACCAAGTCCTTAAGCAATACGGTGCATCGGTGCCCTCCCTTGACAAATACTCATCCACTATCATAAATGCCATCTCCCAAGGAAAGAGCAAGAAGGAGATCGGAGCAATGATGTCCAAACTGGATCGCAAGGTCACCGTCAAGAAGAAGTGGGATGCAAGGAGAGCAGCCAATGCCAAGAAGTTTGATAAACAGCCCTTCCTTGATGAGTTGAAGACCATCGATGCGACCTTCTATGACAGCCCAGCCATCAGGGCAATGGCTAAGGATATCAAAGCAAGGCTCAAGGCAGGCACCAACAAGACCTACTTTGACCAGCAGATGGCAGTCCTCAGGCACAAGACCGAAGTTAAGAAGTTGTGGGATGAAAGGAAAGCCATCAACCAGATGGGTGACCTGTTCCCCGATGCCAAGGGTGCTGTTCTGCAGTATGGCTTAAAAGAAACCAAGGCAGCCTATGAGTATGTCAAGCAGAAGATCGCATTCTGGAAGGCTCAGGGCTATGACCTCCAGAAGATGGTCGGCAAATTTGAGTATGAGATCAAGTATGTGGAGCAAATGAAAGCCCATCCCACATGGAAACTGGCTCAGGATGCCTATAAAAAGCAGTTGATTGTGGTGAAATATGAGATGGAGAAAGAAAAGATCATGACCAGTTACGGGAATGCCATTGAGGCTATGGTCAATGCAGGCATCAAAAAGAACCTACCTGTTAAGAATTTGACTGATGAACTGAACTACTACCTCAATGCTGTGCCACCCACACCGATCAGCAAACTGCAGATGAAGGCAGACAATGTGATTTTAAAGATAAATGCCCTGATTAAGAAGGAAACTGAAGCCCAACTGGCTGCTCAAGCCAAGGCTGCTGCCTCAGTCCCTCCCAGTGCTGCTGGCAAAGCCATCAAGGGAGGTGTTGGTGACCCTGCTGCCTACACCAAGGCAAGAAAGGATGCTGCAGCATGGTCGGATGATGAAAGACTGTCAGATACCAGATTTAGACCGTCAGCAGAGAGGCATTATGCCAATGCCTCTGCCAGTGAAAGGCAGGCTGGGTATGACTACACAGAGGGCAGTGGTAAGTTTAACAGACCACTCAGGGGCTTTAAGGGCGATTGGAGCACCAAGCAGAAGGGAGCCATAAATCTTGATGCGGAGGGGGCAGCCAGAGAGATCACTGCCTTGACAAATTGGCTGGAAAGAAGTAGTATGGACTTTGATGCTTGGCTGCAGAGGGGGATCGGATCGGATTCTCTTGGTGGGATGCTTGGTGAAATAGATGTTAGGAGGATGTCGTTACCTCAGCTTAATAAATTGATCGGCAAGGAATTCTATGACGATGCTTTCCTGTCCTGCTCCCCTACGAAGGCGTTTGGGTTCTCAGGTTCCGATGTCATTCTGAACATCTACTGCCCAAAAGGCACCAAGATGACCTATGCGGAGCCATGGAGCCATTATGGAGGCTACAGGGATTATAAGAAGAAGTGGGATGGCAAGGCAAAGCAGTCATCTATTCGATCAGAGCAGGAGGTAATCATCCAAAGAGGCACCACTGTCAGGATTACCAAGATAGAAAAGAGGGGCAATAAGTTCTTTATAGATGTTGAGGTCACCCAACAGAGATCATTTGCCCATTGAGTGGTATAATTTGAGGTATTTATCTGAAGGAGCCTCCTCAGCCTTGTCTGGCAGGTGTTCCATGAGGATATGGAACATGAACATCTTAAACAACTCCTCCTTGTCCACTGGATCGGCAGCCAGAATCTGCTGGAGTTCTCCCTTATCATCGGTAGCGATATGCCCCCATGCCTCAAGGCTGAAATCCCCCATGTTGAACATTGCCTCAAAGTGAGACTCATAGTCCCAGAACATGAACTGTGGGTTCTGGTTGATGGCATTAAAGGGATTGGTTTTCTCCCCATTGAAATACAGGTATGGCTTAAAGAACTGGCTCATGTGGCTCCAATTTTAGTTTCTGCAAAGGTAAATGGAAATATACAGGAATGCAAGGGCATTAATTTGCCTCTGTGGCTGCCACACAGCCCCACTATGCCCTTGATGCTTATGAGTGGGGCTTGGCTATAGTCTATAACTTTTTACCCCAAAAGAGGGGCTGGTGTGCCCCTGCTGATTACATTTGTTAATTCAATTATTCACTTAAAAATCAAATCCTATGAAAGAGAAAATCTTGGCACTACTGAAAGCGAAGGCTGCAGGGGTGGCAAATGAGGTTCTGACAGGGGTGGCTGCGTGGTTGGCTGCTACTGTGACAACGGATGAGGATGCTGCCACTGCTGTGGATGGTGTACTCCCACTCTTGACCACATTACAATCTGAGAATGACAGGAGGGTGACTGCCTTTCAGCAGGAAAACACCACTCTCAAGGAAGAGATCACCAAACTCAAGGGTAAAACCCCCAAGAAAGATGGTGACACTCCCCCTGCTGATGTTCCAGCATGGGCACAATCCATGATTGACACAAACAAGACCCTCCTTGCACAAATGGAGGCTCTGAAAACTGAAAACATGGGCAAACTGCACCAGCAGACCCTGATTGCCAAACTGAAAGAG